CAACGGCGTTTCGTCTATTCTGGATGTTGCTGTTGCCGGTACACAGAACATTACGACCGATGCCAACGTCACGCTGACCATCACACAGGCGACCAGCTCAGGCACTAACCTCTCTAGCACCTCGGCCCAATACGCCATTCTCCTGCTGTCTGGCGCACGTACTGCAACACGTACAGTTACTCTGCCCGCATCGAGCAAGACCTACACGGTCATGAATAGCACCACTGGCGGCTACGCCCAGACGGTCGGCGGCTTAACTATTGCAGTTGGCGAGTACTGCCAGATCGCTTACAACACTTCTAGCTCATCATGGGTTAAAACCTCGACTCAAAGCGGTGCTGGTACGTTCAGCTCGATCACCAACACCGGTCTGACCTCGGGTCGTGTGGTGTACAGCACTACTGGCGGTTTGGAAACAGACTCGGCTAACCTGACATTTGACGGCACGAACTTGACGCTTGGTGGCGGCACAGCCAACGGTGTAGCTTATTTGAACGGCTCTAAGGTGCTGACTACGGGGGCTGCGCTGACGTTTGATGGGACTAATTTAGGTGTTGGAGTTACTGCAACCGCACCAATTACATTAAGAACAACAAGCGGTTATTTATCACAAGATATTGTTGGTGACGCAACAAATGGCTGGTCATCTTTGCGTTTTAGAAATGCTGCAAATAATGCAACAAATGTATTTTTTAACTACGATAATGGGGCTTTTAAGTTTGGTACTGTAAATAGCGAACCAATTGTTTTTAATACTGCAAACTCCGAACAAATGCGCCTGACCAGCACAGGTCTGGGTATTGGGACAAGTTCGCCGACATTTGGCACAGGTATTGGTTTGCACATTCAAAACAGTACTCGACCAAACATTCGTATGACGCAATCATCATCATCTGATGGTTATGAAATGTTTGTTAGCGGTACAACCTTGTATCCAGCAGACAACGTTGGAGCATCTGGTGGGGCTGTAATTTGGCGCAATACAGCAACTCGTAGCGAAACCATGCGTATAGACTCCAGCGGGAATTTAATTCTTGGCGCTACAAGTGCATTTACAAACGCAAACAGCATTGCTTTAGCCGGAACGCAAATTGTTCAAGGCCACATAAATGGCACTTCTTCTGGCACTAATTACACCAACTTTTTGTATAACAGCACCTCTATTGGTTCTATTTCTCAAAATGGCACATCGGGCGTTCTTTACAACACTTCTTCTGACCAACGCCTAAAAACCGACCTTGGCACAGTAACCAGCACAGACGTTATTGCCAACACCGTTATCCATGACTTCACATGGAAAACTGACGGTTCACAAGCCCGTGGCGTGTTTGCCCAAGAAGCCGCTAAAGTTCTTCCCGCAGCCGTTAAAGTTGGTGATGATGGCGAAGAAGTCACCGACCAATGGCAAGTGGATTACTCCAAATACGTTCCCGACATCATTGTCGAATTGCAATCCCTTCGTGCCGAAATTGCGGCTCTTAAATCTCAACTGAAAGGCTAATCATGTCAGCTACCATCAACTGGACTATCGACTGGATGGATACATCCACCCAAACCATTAACGGCCACAGCGAGGTCGTTCTGACCTGCGGCTGGCGCTGCACGGGCACTGAGGCAAACACTGCCACACCCCCTGTGACGTTCACCAACTCTATCTACGGCACTTGCTCGTTCCCTGAACCTGCTGCTGGTGGTTCGTTCACCCCCTACGCTCAACTGACTCAATCCCAAGTGGTTGGCTGGTGCTGGGAAAACGGCGTGAACCAAGAAGCTACTGAAGCCGCTATCAACGCTAACTTGGCAGCACAAATTAACCCCGCTGTCATTCAACCACCCTTGCCTTGGGTTCAGTCGTAATTCTGTAGCCTACTCGGGCTACAATAAATATGGGGTTACACGGCTGCCCCTTCTCAGCCGCTGCGATTAGGAAAATGTATGTTTGACTTTACTCACACTGAACAAGAGTTGCGTTTGATTTTGGCTGGCTTGGAAGAGCTGCCCCATAAAATCTCCCGTGCTCTGATTGACAAGTTGGTTAATGGCGCTGTTGCTCAACAACCTGCTGCTCCTACAGGAGATGTGGCCGCTAATACGGACGCTGCTCCCAGTGCTGATACCAGCGCTGGCGATGTTGTTGCTGTTGCGACTTCATCTTAACCCGGTGGTTAGGCTCTTACTGAGCCTGCCATTGTTGTACATGATGACTCACCAATGGTATTAGTATGATCGACCCAGTAAGCATCGGCCTAGCCCTGACGGGCATACAAAAAGCAGTTAAGCTGGTCAAACAAGCCAGCCAGACTGTAGATGATGTCGCGTCTCTAGGCCCGGTACTGGGTCGATATTTCACTGCCAAAGACGTTGCAGTCAAGGCCGTTACCGAGGCCAAAAAATCCGGTAATGCTTCCAACATGGGTGCGGCCATTGAGATCGAGATGGCGCTGGAACAAACCCGCCAATTTGAAGCCGAGCTGCAGTTGCTATTCATGCAGGCCGGTAAGATCGATGTTTGGAATAAGATCAAATCCCGCGCAGGTGAGATGGACAAGGCCGACAAGTTCGCTGCCCAAGCTGCCGAAGACCGCGCCAAGGCCCAAAAGAAAGAGCAAGAAGAGTTTTTTATCATTGCCCTTGTGCTTGTGCTAATAGTGATGCTGTTTGTGGGTGGGTACTATGTGGTTTCTGACATTGTGGAAACAGCTAAAAAAGAACAGCACCATGCCCGCCATGCCAAGACCTAACCGCCCCCGCGTTCACCATCACGATGAACTTACTTTTTGGGTAACTATTGTCGTGGTGCTTACGCTTGCATCTATTTTGCTGAGCGTTACGATTGCGTTTGTGATTGGGCTATTTATGCCCAACAGCGTTATTGACAACAAAGATATTCTCGCCATTATTGGCCCCGCGTTTGCCTCAATTGTTGGCGGGTTCATTGGGCTCGTAACAGGCATTAAACTAGGCAAATCAGAACACCCACCGGAGCCCAAGTCATGATGCTGCTTAACCCTTACTTCTGGTGCGCTCTAGTTATGAGCTGGGTGGTCGTGGCCGTGTCGGTCTACGAGCATGAGCAAACTGAATTTGATAAAGAACGTGCAGTAGCCCAAGCTGCACTGGACGCCGCCAACAAACATTCGCAGGAGATCACCGATGAACGAAACAAAACAGTGGCCGATATTTCTGGCCGTTTGGCCGACACGCAAACAAAAGCTGCTGCGGCTTCTAAAGCTCTCAACGATAAGCTGGCCTCTGGTTCTATGCAGCTGCACATCGCTGGTTCCTGTGGTAGCCCAGTGCCCGGTAATTCCTCCACTCCCAGCAGCGATAACGCCGGAACCTGCAACATTGACCCAAGAGCTGCTCAAACTCTTGTCGCCCTTACAGAACGAGGCGATTCCGCCATCGAAAAACTGAACGCCTGCATAGCAGCTTATAACTCACTACTGGAGCCTAAACAATGAACTGGTTAGAAATCGCTACTGAAGAAATCAAACGCCACGAGGGTTGCAAGCTGACTGCATACCCAGACCCCGGTACTGGCGCTGCTCCTTGGACTGTTGGTTACGGCGCTACTGGCCCGGAAATCCATCAAGGTACAGTTTGGACGCAAGAACAAGCTGACGCCGACTTAGCTAACCGCTTAAACATCTTGGGCGAGCATATTGACGCTGCCGTGCATGTTGAGATTAACGACAATCAAAAAGCAGAGCTGTGCTCATTTACTTACAACGTCGGCATGGGCAATTTAAAGAGCAGCACCTTACTCCGCAAACTAAACGAAGGCGATTATGACGCCGCTGCTGAACAGTTTAATCAATGGACTAAAGCCGCTGGTCATGTGTTGCCCGGACTTGTTACACGTCGTGCAGAAGAGTCTAGCCTTTTCCTAGCGTAATAGCTAGAATGACGTAAATATGGCCCTAATTAAGCTCCAATTCTCACCGGGTATCAACAAAGAAATCACGACGCTCGGTGGTAAGGGGTGCTGGTTTGCGTGCAACAACGTGCGCTTTCGCTCTGGTGTTGCTGAAAAACTAGGTGGCTGGACGGTGGACAATGGTGTAACT